GCAATGGCAATATTGCAGTTGTCTAAAAAGAAAAATAAAACTTTCGCTGAGCTTATCAAAAAGGAAGTTAAGGCGATATGCCGGAAGGCTAAAATTATGCAGCTAACAAGCGAGGCATAAGTGATGACACAATTAGACTTTGTATTCGCTCCACCCAAAGCCGATGAGCTTTTTAAATTCGGCTCTCAAAATTACCGTGTCTATGAAAAACTGTTTTACGGTGGCACTACAACGGGTGACTTATTGGAAATGAAACCGCACGTTGCTTGCTACACACACAGAATATCAGACATCAGGGAAAAGTTAAAACCATATGACTATGATGTTGTCTGTAAGCCTGTAAGTAAAACGAATAACTATTATTCAATATGCAAGATACAAGACACGTCTTACGAAGATGAAATGGATAGAGCTACAAAGTATATAGATAAATATAAGGGATATTAAAACTCCCCCTGCCGCCTGAAAAGGTGAGAGCCGGACGGAATTAGAACCGGTGGAATACAGAGTAAGGCGGTCAGGGGAAAAATAAAGGGGGAAAAGATATGAACGAAGTAGCAAAAGTTATTGTACCGGAAATAGTAGAAAATAATTATGACAAGGCAATTAATTTGGCGATTGAAACAAAAGCCGATTTGCCCACGATTGAGAAGTTCATGGATTTAAGGGAACGGTGGGAAAAGAACGAGGCGAGAAAAGCGTACAATGAGGCCATGACAAAATTCAAGGCAAACCCACCGGACATAAATAAAAACCGTCATGTCAAATATACAACCAATAGCGGAAAAACAACCGAATACAACCACGCCGACCTTTTTAATGTGACCGATAAAATAAGCTCTGAATTGAGCAAGTACGGGCTTTCGGCAAGCTGGACAACGGCACAGGTCGAAAAGCAAATCAGCGTAACCTGCCGTATATCCCACGTTCAAGGACATTCAGAGTCAACCACGCTTTCATCAAGCCCTGATGATTCCGGTGGAAAGAACTCTATTCAGGCTATCGGCTCAGCGGTTACTTATTTACAGAGATACACCTTGCTTGCACTTACCGGATTAGCGACAAGAGAACAGGACAATGACGGGCAGACAGAACAAAAGTTCATTTCCGACAAGCAGAAAAGCACTATCATTGACATGATTAACGCAAAAGAAGTGAAGGAAGATAAATTCCTTGAATATATGGGTGTGGACGATGTTGGTAAGATTTTGGAAAAAGATTTCAACAAGGCCATGACAGCTTTAAGGAGCAAGAAATAATGCCGATAATAATTGAGTGCGACGATAACAAAGAATTACTAAATAAGATTGAATCAATGTTTAGAATTGATTTCGAGAAAGGTGCGTTTTACTGGGAGCGTCCACCTAAGTTTCATAATGACATGATCGGGAAAGAGGCTGGTTGTATTCAGCCAACTCATAATGGAAAGGCATACTGGGTAATACAGATAAATGGCGTTAAATATCGAAGGGGAAGATTAATGTTTTTAGTTCTATACGGTAGGTTCCCTTATCCATGCCTTGACCATATTAACGGTGACTCTCTTGACGATAGACCGTTAAATATTCGTGAAGCCACCGTCATGCAAAATGCTTGGAATCATAAAAAACGAAATAGAAAAATAAAACTTCCAATGGGAGTAAGAAACACTAAAAATGGACGTTATGAGGCCAGAATTTCATGTAACAAAAAACAAATTCACCTAGGTTGCTATTCAACACCAGAGAAAGCACACTCTATATATATGGTTAAAAGAAAGGAATTGTATGCCGATTTTAGTTGATATACCACAAAGGAGTCAAGANTGGCTAGATGCTATCTGTGGCAACGTTGGNGCATCCAATATAGATCGCATAATTACGACTAAAGGCGAACCGTCAAAGTCTAGAACGGATTACATGATGACGCTTTGCGCTGAAAGACTAACCGGAAAACAGGAAGTCGAGTATATCAATCAGGCTATGCTAAACGGGATTGAACGAGAGGCAGAAGCCAGAAGCCTTTTTGAAATGGCTTATGATGTTTCGATTTTACAAGTCGGATTAGTCTATACCGATGACAAGTCTGCTCACTGTTCGCCGGACGGATTAATTGGAAACAACATAGGTTTAGAAATCAAAAACCCAATTTCCAAAACACACATTAAATACTTACTTGATAACAAACTCCCCATAGAATACTTCTGCCAGATTCAGTTTTCGCTCTATGTGACCGAAAGAAAATCATGGTGGTTTATGAGTCATTATCCGGGCATAAAGCCTTTTTTTATTGAAGTCGTGCGTGATGAGAAGTGGATTGAGAGATGCGATAAAGAGTTGAAAGCGTTTAATCAGGAACTCGATGAAATGGTCAAGAGGCTGGTCTAACGCTGAGTTCAGGCGGAGTGAGCCGCAGGCGAGTGATCGCCTGGAACGATTTGTTAGCGATTTTATTAATATTATAAGGAGGATAGAAAATGGGACGTGAAGTAAGAATGGTTGCTAAAGACTGGCAACACCCAAAGAGAGACAACGGAAGTTATGTACCGCTTTTAGGCGGTTCGTATTCTGCCGACGAAAAAGAATTTCTCAAAATAGCGAACGAAAAAGGATTGCAGGAAGCAGTTGACTACATGGAATGCCCGGCAAAAGAAAACTACATGCCGGACTGGACTGAAAACGAAGCAACATACTACATGATGTATGAAGACACTTCGGAAGGGACTCCTATTTCCCCGGCTTTTGAAACACCAGAAGAATTAGCACAGTGGCTCACGGATCATAATGCTTCTGCGTTTGCGGGACAAACAGCAACATACGAATCATGGTTGCGCGTTGCAAATGGTGGATTTGCTTGTTCTGCCGTTTTACATCACGGAGTCATTGAAAACGGGGTTGATGCTTTATCACGATAACGCAGAGGTCAGGCGGAACGAGCAGAGCGAGAGATCGCCTGCAACGATATGTTAGCCGTTTTTATGGGGGAAAAAATGAAACCAATTAGCTTTAAAGACTGTAATGCCACCTATGCAAAAGACCAACCGGAATATATTCCTTTGCCTGTATTTAAGACACCTGACGGGATGGTGACAAGTTGTTGGAAATTTACATGGAAAGAGAGATTTTTAATTTTATTTGGTGCAAAATTGTTTTGGTCGCAGATGACTTTCAACCAACCACTGCAACCAGTGAAGCCTATAATTAAAGGATAACAATTAATATACCAAGTTGGTTTTTTGTGAGGCCGTTACGTTAAGGCTTAAGAATTGGTTGGTTACAAGACATATAAACTTATTGCTTTAAGGAATGTGCATGATACCGATATTTAGCGGACAAGTAAATAACGCAGGATTGCATTTTGACCGCCGAACTGACGTTGATAAATACATTTCGTCCCTTATTGGTCAACGTGTAGAGGTCATTATTAGAAAACCAAAGACCAGGTCGAAGTACGCTACAAAATAACTATTATTGGGGNNTTGTAGTGGAACTACTCTCAAACGAATTTAAGTTTACGACCAAGACGAGATGCACGAAATCTTAAAATACAAATTCCTTCAATCTAACGCAATGGGTATGCCCTACATTAAGTCAACAACACGGTTAAGCACAGGCGAATTTGAGGAGTATTTATCTAAAATTAAACGGTGGGCGGCAGAGTTTCTGAACATCGTCGTGCCTGACCCAATCGAGGCGGCATGAAGCACAAGAACTATTTACACTACAAGTGCAAGTGCGGATTTGAAATTGAGATATACACCGATGATTTAAAAACCGGCGAAAAGGATTTAAAAAAGGCGATCAAGAGGCACAAATGCAAGGAGAAGAAATGAAAAGCATTAAGGAGTTATTAGCCAAACNGGACGACGGAGATAATCAAGAAATACACGAAGAAATCCTCTCCCGCTTTGCCGAAAAGGACGATGACGTTGGTGATTTAATTGCTATTATTGCCGACAAAGACAGGCAGATCGCCGAANTGGAGAAGGAAAACAAGGAAAAAGATGTAATCATCGCCTTGCTTGCACAATAGAAAAACTGGAAAAGCAGGTGGAAGATTTGGAGCTTACAAAGCATGTTCAGATTGCTCTAGGTGAAACAATGCAGAAGGAAATTAATGACCTAAGGTGCTGCGGGAATTGCAAACACTTTAATGGCAATAATATGCCATGTGATAAGGATTATAGCATAACAGCAGAACGTATATGCCATGACGATTGGCAGTCAGACGGACTAACAAGGAGTGAACGAGTATGAGTGATGTGATGCTTTTAGGGATATTGCGGATGCCAATGGATTACCCTCTTGACGCAGTAACATTTACGCAGGTTGTTTCTGCGTGCCGACAGGCGGCGGATAGAATTGAGGCCAATGAAAAAGTGCGCCAGTCAATATGGAATATAGTAGGTGAGTGTATCATGACTGACGCGGAAAAGTTATCCCAAATTGAAATGTTATTGTTGGAGTCTGAAAAGGAGTGAACAAGTATGAGTTATTTTCAAACATGGATGTATGTTTCAAAACTGCGTAAAATACCTTTTATCGGAATATATTTGATAAGGGTAACTCAAAAAATTTGTGGCTTTCTCTGTGGTCACGAACTATCTAAAACAGAATGGGGATATGGAGGCGGTGATTATGCAGACCGTTGGTGTAGATGGTGTAATAAATTGATTCGGGTAAAGAAAGAGAATATTCATAAAGAATTTTCTGGTTCTTATCACAAAATGAAAGAAGTGGAGGAGTGAACGAGTATGAATTGGGGAGATGAGTTTTTGATGAAAGCATTATCCGAACAACAATTAATTAAAATAGGTGACAGAGTAAATATCTTTTTTGAAAATATTCCAGCCTTGTTTGAAGCAGAGATTTTGTATATTCCTTGTGCTACTGGTGATTGTTGGAAATTAAGAACATCACCTTCTACGAATACATATCAGATACACTATGTTCAAACTTTTTCACGAATGGATAAAATTTAAGGAGTGAACGAAATGGATAAGATGAGCAATACCGACTACAAAATGACACCGGAGAGATGTAAGCTCCTGACAGAAACGATAGGGGAGTGCTGGCATGATTATGAACCTATCGGAGATAGCGGGTGGAGTATTTGCACAAAATGCTGCTGGAAAGTAATTTCTAATTTAGCATTAAATCACACCTTCACAACTCCTGACGATATGCATAAGGTTTTTACGTGGCTGGTGGATAAGGGGTATCATCATGATATCTATATGTATGCAGAATCAATTTATCAAAAAGAAGTATCAAGAACAGTTTCGGCAGCTGAGATATTTACTTGGTTCTTTTACGACGAAGAACGATTCTGTTGTATAGTAGCTATGGCTAAGGAGGGAGTGATATGAAAGCAAGATACATAAAAGGATTATCCTATAAACATAAAGGACAAGATAGAACATACGAAATTGACGATAGAGGAACCGATAACGAGCCATCACACGGCGGTAAAATTATTGTCTACGGAGATATAAAGTTAAGAGATAAAATCATTAAGCTTCTGAATAAAGAGGAGAGAAAATGACCGACTACAAAGAATTATCAAACACCGAGATCAACAAGCTCGTAATGAAGAAGCTGGGCTTGTGCTGGCATACGATAGTTACAAGAGATGAAGCAGGATATCATTGCTCCTGCGGTAAGGTTTGGCGATACCTTTCTACCTGTTGTCCCAACCCCGATTTCTGCTCCAACGCTAAGACGTTAATTGAAGAGTTAAAGAAGATAGATGATTGGCATGGATTTGCCGCAAAGACTTTTCATCATTTTTTTTATGACGCTGAATACGATTATTCCATCCCGATGGATTACGTAACAGACCCTCGCCAATTGGCGATAGAATTTTTGGAGTGGGAGAAATGAAAATAAAGTATACGTCTGAAAAAATTAATCCTACGTCAACCAGTATAGAGCCTACTCAATATAAATTTACACTTACCGCAACTGGAAGTTATCAGGAGATAGATGGGATTGCGTTGACTTTGAGAAAAACGAAATAACTTTTAAAAGGAGTCATTCAGAATATGAGCTTAGAGAAACGACTAAAACAGGTACTAAGGGAGTCAGGATTGAATCAATCACTAGTAGAGCAAACGAATCCCTCCTTACCGCTAAGAGAAACAATCCGTTTAGCGAATGGGTATTCTCTCATAATGCAAGGGGGAGTCATTATGACAACAAAACCCTTAACAAGATTTGGAAAGCGGCTTGCTTGGATGTAGGCCTCAAAATCGGCCTCTATGAAGGCGTAAGGCACTCATGGGGCTGTCAGTTAATGGACATTCCCGGCGTGACAATAGACATGGTTCAGGACGGTTTTAAGCATACTTCAAGTAAGACTACGAGACGGTATGCACACCGTAAAAGAAGCGTAATCTCTGACCTCATCGAAAAGAGGGGTCAGGTAATAGAGTTTGAGAAGGTGAAAAATGAGTAAAATAAATGAAGAAATAAAAGAAAGAATAATAAAGAAAATACAAGTGGTCATTAAACAATACGATGGAATTTTTGACCCTACAAAAGATAAAGATAGTTTAATGATGGCAGAACATATTTTTAAAGTTTTAAGGAATTACGGTTATCTGTTTAACAAGGTGGGGGAGAAATGATTAAAGTAAGAACGGAAAAATAGATTACTCCCAGACACGGAGCGTAGATAGCACTATTTTAACAAAAATAAAAGGAGAAAATATGAGGGAAATAAAATTCAGAGCGTGGGATAGTATAAATAAAAAGATGTGGCATCCAGCAAGTTTTAAAAGTGGGATAGGTATATCTGTTCCTAATCAATATTTAAAACATACAGAATCAGAAATATTTTTGGGATGTAGGTTTAATGGGGTAATTCTCATGCAGTTCACCGGCCTCAAGGACAAGAACGGGAAAGAGATTTATGAAGGGGATATAGTAAAGTTTAGGGACATAACCTATATGGGTATTTATGAAGTAAGATTTAATCATGGTCAGTGGGAAGTACATTCAGAAAATGAGAGAGATAACCCAAATACAGAAAGACTTTATTTTTGGGATAAATACTGTGAAGTCATCGGCAACATTTGGGAGAACGGAGATTTGACGCACCGTTAATTTTTTGATAAGGGGGATTATGAGTCATTCAACAATTATAAAATTAATAGCAGACCAGTTTATAGTTATCAATGGCGTTGAGGTTAACATACATGATATTACTGCTATTGTTATAAATAGCACAGGACAGATTATAGAGATATACCAGTGTATGGAAAATAAAAAACCAGAAGATAAGGGGGAATTAAGGGAGGTAGAAGAATGAGATTTTATATAATGGAAGAAGTAGAAGAAACTTATCAAAACGGGGAGATTCTTGGCACTTGGAACGGGATAGAAAAATATTTCCCTAATTATGAAACTAGAACGATTATCAAACAGACGAATAAATTTATAGAAATACCCATAAAAGAAATATTAAATCCAGACTTTACCACCACACCACGATCACACAAAGCAAAGCAGAAAGAAGAACTGGGAAAATAAGTAGTTCTAGCATCAAAACCTATATCCTATTTCAAGTTGACCGATTGCGTTACCCTCTGAATTACCTTCTCCATAGGCCGATAAATGAATATTGCCTACACGAAGAAAATTCCACCTTCCATAAACAGATACCTGTTGTCCTTTAATCGAATACCCTGCCCTTGCGCCTATTTCTTTCTCGTTTGGTAATCCGAAAAGCGGCCTTTGTTTCTCTTTTGCAATGATATTTCCTACCCCTGTTTTAGTGTTCATGGTTCCGATGACTTCATAGCCACCTTTTGTTTCGGGTAGGTCTGCGCTGGCGACTGCCTGTTCGTCAGCGTTCTCTGCAAACCAAGTCGGAAGGCCGTTTATCTTCTTAACTAGAACCTTTTTGTCGAGCGTAGCAATATGGTCTGTTTTTATAGGTACTTCGACTTTGTGAATTTTTGTCACGACCTTGATCTCAGGAACCTTGACAAATTCTACCTTAGAAATAACAGGCTTGTTTTTCTCGCCGTACCATGCCTTTAATGAAGCGAATAGGGCTATTAATAGTACCACTACTAGAAGCCCCATTAGGATTTTAGTCTTGTCCATGACTGTGCTCCCGCGACTTCCGAAATGCCCAAATCCCCATCGTGGACGTGAAAAAACCGATGATCAGCGCGGCCATATTCGCCATCCGGTCAGCTACTTCATCGCAAAACGCTCCGATGACAATCAGCATGAGAATGACCACTGTAATCATCAGATTAAC